CAGAACTTCACAGATTTTCTTCCAAAAAGCCAGCTGGGAAGGTACCAATGCTACTATAGGAACTGAAGTTAACCAAGGTGGTATATTCCCAGGCAGTACATATGTCAACTCAGCAAACTTAGTGAGTTATTTTGGTACACAGTATTATCGTGTGACATTCAACCAGTCATCAGATACCACCACAATTACTCCTGCAAGTACTACAGTTACGTTCAAATTTGGACAACCTCCATATGCATTGCCAGGCGAGCAGGTTTTCTCGTTCATTGCGGCTCCAGGAACACAAAGCGTATTGGATCTAAGCGGATTGAAAGAACTTACAAACACAGTGTTGGGTGGCCGAGGTGCATATCCTAATGGTCCAGACGTGCTAGCTGTTAACGTTTACCGTGCGTCGGGTTCAGGAAACATTCCTTGTAACTTGGTTTTACGTTGGGGTGAAGCGCAGGCTTAATTCAAACTGCACTCAACAAAAAGCCGCTCAATGCGGCTTTTTTGTTTTATAAACTATCTATAATATCTATTACAGTTTGTATCTTTGTTTGAATGACTTTGTTTTTTAAACTCAAATCAAGACCTCTATGTACAGGTTTTGGCAATCTACTAAGATCAAACCACCCCCATGCATCGTGTTCTGCACTCAGTACTGGTATAAATTCCGTTTCTACTACGCAGAAATACGTGTGGAAATTAAAAATACTGTCATTGCTGACAAATTTTTCAAGGGGCAATGTTTTTTTAATGTAAGGAAGCGATCCAATTTCTTCTTCCATTTCTCGTTGAAGTCCTTGCCATGGATTCTCCCCAACAAGATTAGTGCCGCCAACCAGTCCCCACGTGCCAGCATGTTTACCATGTGCTTTCTGTACTAGTAAAAATCTGTTGGTATCTTGAGAACAAATCAATGCACCACTGCATATAATTTTGTCTGTTAAAGTTCTATTTTCCATTGGCCAGCCCTATATTCACCTTCAAAGCTCTTGACCCAGGAAACTCCGTTCCACAAGTATTGAACTCCAGTGTATATATTCGTTTGCCATATCATTACATCAGCTTTCTGAACACTATTAAATATCACTCGCCATTGGGTGCCAGTCCACTCTATAATGTCATTGGCATTGGCAATTAAATCTGCACCCCCTGTACTTTTCCATGCATCCGCGCCGTCAGTATTGATTATGTTTCCAATGTCTTCAATAATTAAATATCTAGTGCCGGCGGCAACTGTGCCAGGATTAAATGTCAACGGATTAACAATAGCATCAAATGTGCCAGGACTGTTTGGTCTATAGCCAGTACTTGCAGAGTAGCCAGGACTATCATTAGTGGTGCCTTCAAAATCCAATCGCCCCACGCTGTCAATGCCTGTATTAGTAGTTAATGTATCAGGATCCCAATCAACTGTTAAAATGCTGTTGTCTAATGCATTTACGGCAATAGTACCCACTACTGATGAACCGTTGGGCTGTGTTAAGTATAATCTGCTGGATCCAGCAACGTATTTTCCAGGATATTGATCAAACAATTCTAGCCAGTTAATCTTAGAACCTCGGCGAACTGGAATCTCCAATGTTGGCGCCGGCGGCGTCACACTTTCACTTGATCCTAACAACATGGCTTGTTTGTTATAAACTTGTATGCCATATTGGCTTATTGTAGTAGTCATAGTTGACAACAAGGTTGATAGTGTAGTAGTTGGTGTCGCTAGGTCTTCACCCAATCCATCAATATATCCAGTAGGACTTGTGTTGGAATCTTGATAAAAACTTGTAATAATCTTAGTAATAACTCCAAGATGTTTGACTTTGGCAGGAGGACTAATCCAAATAGGCGTATCTAATCCCAAGCTGGCAATATCAATAGGGCTGTCATTTCCTACGGGGACTTGTCTACTGCTCCACTTGATGTCATTTAAATTTAGTACAGTCAAACTGGTCCAATCAATATAATTATCAGTAGTTTGCAATTCTAAACTTGGATTAAACAACACTAGGATCTGCTCAAGTATTTGTAGTTTCTGATCTGTATTTGCGGCCCAAATGTCTACTTTTAATTTTAATTTAAAAGGAGTAGGCATTAATCGTTCAACAGTAAAATTTCTTCCCTGTGCTTGATTGTAAGTTTCTTTTCCTGTTACAGGATCAATTTGTGTATCACGTTCTCTAAAATGCATTTTTCCAACATAACTACTGTCGCTTAGTCTATCTCTATCTAAGCTAAGTTCAGCTACATAGATGGCAATACGTGGAGTGCTGTTAATTTTGTTTTCGCTGTTTTGTCTAATAATACTAGCCGCTTGCCTATCAGCATCTCCATACAACACAGGTACACGTACTAGTGTTCCGTCACCGTACTTGACTACAAAGTTACTGAAAACTCTAATAGTTTGTGTAATATACCGGCGTACTTGCCCATCGTAAAAAAACTGCATTATAAATCCGCCCTAGGTCTAAGAGCCTTGCTAAGGCTTTGTTTTTGCGCCATTCTTACATTGTATAAGGTTGCAGTCCACACACCGTCGTGGGGAATAGTTTGTTGTACAGATCCCACAACAGGCAATGTAATTCTAATTTTGTTAGACACTACGCCCAACGGACTAGTGTAACTGTAAGAAGTAAGCATGGTTGGATAATCTGCGATAGCATATTCCATAGTATATGTGTCTATCTTTAAAACAACATACGGAGCAGTTGTTGCAAAATCAATTGTAGTGTTGATTACACTGGTACCCTTAGTCAATGTAACCGCATCTTCAATAACTTTATCAGTATACATGTAACTGTTGTTGTTGATGAATCCAGTCTTTTGTGTATTTCTTGAATCGTTATTGGTCATATTCATACGCACAGCATCTTCAACTTTGACCCATCTAGTACCGTCAAATCTAAACAATCTATTAGGTAAAAAGTCAGTGCGTAAAAAGAAATCATCTTGCATGGCTGTGGCAGGAAACTGTATACCAAAACCAAAGTCAAGGCCATTAACAGGGAAACCATCTCCAACTAGATAGCCAGTATAACCAGTACGTTCAGGAATGCCGTCTTGACTACTTGCTCGTATGTTAGATGCATTACTAGCATCGATGTTACCAGCATCTGCGGTTGACAGTAACGGCTCTCCAGTTTCGTTAACAGCCAATGTATAAAACTGTCTAGTTTCATAACCACTCTTAGGTGCATCTGCTTCTGCCTGAGCAACTATTTGATCGTTGATTTGTAATTCTTTGCTGTGAGTGCTGATCAATTCTCTCAAGGTCATACCACTTGGATCACCGTTGGCATCTGTTGCGGGCTTGTTAAGTATGTCGGCAAATTGCTGACTATCCACAATCTTTTTGCATTTTAATCTATATAGATGTGGATACCAAGTAGCACTAAAACCTTCACTAGCACGACCCACGTCTTCAATAACATAGTATCGAGGCAAGCTGATATCAAAATCATTCAAAGCAAATTCGTCACGCAAGTGCGGCAATTCAAACACATCACCGCTAATGGGTTTACGCCCAATATATTTGATAAAATCGTTAATATGCACAGTCATGAATATTGAATCATTGTCAATAAAGAATCCAAACTGGCTTAGATTAAAGTCAATATTTGCAACATTATACCATCCTCTAATACGATAAATTTCTTCGTCATACTTTCTATCACGATTTTCTAAAAATAACAAATCTTGAATATTTGCTACATTGTAGGAATCAATAACAGGCTGATCAGCTGTACCATTAGCATTTAGCTTTGGACCCATGTATTTGTGCAAGTATACGTCTGTGCCGCCCACCTGAAACATTTCAGAAATTTGACGGTCCATGAACTTAAAATCTTGTCCACGTTCGGGTTTATATAAGGATAGTCTTGGCATATGATATTTATCGTTAGATAAATATGAGTGGAGAACTAAAATGGACGATAAAGCCCCAACTAACACATCATCCTCTGTAATAGAGCGAAATAAAGTATTTGATTACGTTAAAGCAATGCTGGGTGATGGAATGATTGAAGTAGAATTAGATCCTATCCACTACGAAACTGCGCTGGATCGTGCAATGAATCGATACAGACAACGTAGTCCAAATGCTGTTGAAGAAAGTTATAGTTTTTTAGAGCTAGAACAAGATGTAAACGAATATCGATTACCCGATGAGATTATCAGCGTACAAAGCGTGTTTCGTAGGGCCATTGGTTCTCGCACTGGCATGGGCGCAGGCGGCACATTGTTTGAGCCGTTTAACTTGGCTTACACCAACACATACTTGTTAACTGGGTCGTCCATGGGCGGACTAGCAACATATGAAATGTTTGCAGGATATCAAAAACTAGCAGGACGTATGTTTGGAGCGTTCATTGAATTTAACTGGAAAGCAACTAGTCATATTTTAAATATTCTTCAGCGTCCATTTGCACAAGGTGAGCAGATTTTAATCAAGAGTCAAAATTTTCGTCCTGACTGGATTTTATTGCAAGACATCTATGCTAAACAATGGTTAAAAGATTATTCACTAGCCAGCTGTAAAATCATGCTGGGAGAAGCTCGCAGTAAGTTTGGCACTATTGCTGGCCCAGGCTCAGGCGGCATACAATTAAACGGCAAAGATTTGATCAGTGCCGGCACTGCTGAACTCAAAGAGTTAGATAAAGAACTTGAAACGTATGTTGCTGGCGGCACTGGCTATACATTTGTAATTGGTTAAAAAATATTTGACCTTGTAATAAATTTGTTATATACTAGCGTTACATTAGGAGACGCTATGATTATAGGTGTATGCGGGTTTATTGGTTCTGGCAAAGATACAGTTGCCGATTATCTTACTAATTTTCATGGTTTTCGACGAGAATCCTTTGCTAACAGTTTGAAAGACGCCGTGGCCCATGTTTTTGGATGGGATCGTACTATGTTAGAAGGTCGTACTAAAACTGCTCGTGAATGGCGTGAACAAGTAGATCCATGGTGGAGTGAACGCTTGAATATGCCAAATCTTACACCGCGTTGGGTGCTACAGTATTGGGGTACTGAAGTATGCCGAAAAGGCTTTCATGATGACACATGGATTGCCAGTTTAGAAAACAAACTCCGTAACTCAAAAGACGACATTGTTATTAGCGATTGTCGGTTTCCTAACGAAATTAAATCAATTAAAGACGCTGGCGGTATTGTAATACGTGTGCATCGCGGGCCAGAGCCCGAATGGTATGACGATGCAGTTAATGCTAACAAGAGCGAAACTGGTAATTTTTCCTGGTCCACTAGCCGTAGCAAACTTGAAAAGTTAGGAATTCATGCTAGTGAAACTGCTTGGGTTGGAACTAGATTTGATGCAATACTTGATAACAACGGCAGTATAGATGACTTATTTGCTCGAGTTAAAGATCTGGTACAAGATCACCTTGCCGCCACTTCTCGCCTTCCTTATGCAGAACACGCTGACAGTTTGCACACACTGTTTTAAGATTTAGTGGCCTACAATTATTTAAATCTCCGTCCACGTGAAATACAGCAAATACTTCTTTGTGCGGACTCTTAAACCCACACTTGTCGCATGTATTTTTCATACGGTATCCTGAACGGTACCATCTTGCAACACCTTTGCCGTTAATACACGCTTCGCACTGACTTCTATAATAAGTGCGTCCATTTTTAATATAATTAATAGCAGCCGGCCTAAGCCCGCAGGTGCATAATGGTCTCATACTTTATTTACACCTTTTCAAAACCTTTTTCTAGCTAATAACAAGGATAAAAATCCAAAATCCACTAAATACATTGAAGAACATGTACTCATGGAGATTAAAAAATGGCTCAACTTAGTTCACCAGGCGTAAGCGTAACAGTTATAGATGAAAGTTTCTATACCCCAGCGGCGGCCGGCACAGTTCCGTTAATTGTAGTTGCTTCGGCAGAAAACAAACAAAACGGAGCGGCAACAGGCACAGCACCTGGCACATTAAAAGCAAACGCTGGCAAAGTATACTTATTAACAAGTCAAAAAGATTTATCGGATACGTTTGGTATACCTAAATTCTATACTGATGCAAATAATAATCCAATCCATGCTGGCGAACAGAATGAATATGGTCTTGCTACAGCATACAGTTTCTTAGGTGTAAGTAATCGTGCATATGTTGTCCGTGCTGATTTAGATGTAGGCCAACTAACAGGTACACCAACAACACCAACAAGTCCAGCAGAAGATGGAACATATTGGCTTGACACAACTGACACTAAATTTGGCGTATTTGAATGGAACGCTAGTCCTGCAACTGTTGCAGACGGTCAAACATTTAATGTACGAACAGTAACAGTAATTACAGATTCTACTAAAGTTACAGCGGCACCTAACTATGTGCCGTTAGCCAGTGTTGGCGCAATTGGCGACTATGCCATGGTTGCAGTAACAACATTAAACAAATTATATTTTAAGAAATATACATCGGCAACTCCAGCAGGCACGTGGGTTGAAGTTGGTTCAACAGCATGGGCCGCAAGTTGGCCAGCGGCTACAGGAACTATTGCTAACAACTCAATTACATTGTTATCTAGCGATACAATGGTTATCAATGGATACACTGTTACCGGCGTAACTACATTAACTGCGTTAATTACTGCTATTGGCACCAACGTTACTGGTGTGACAGCCGCAATGATTAACGAAAAACTAAACTTATTCTCAACGGGTGTTGATATTGTAATATCTGGACTGTCCGTGGCTAAAGTTGGTTTGGCTTCAACAACATACATGGCTCCGGCTATGGTGATGGCACCGCACACCAGTGTCCCTACTTACAAAATTACAGACAACACATCAACTGCTAACGGTCGCCCAACCGGATCAGTTTGGGTTAAGACTACTAATGCAAATGCTGGTGCAGACTGGATTATTAAAAAATACAACCGTGCAACTAGCTCGTGGATTACGCAAAGCACAAGATTGTTTGCAAATAATCAATCAGCATTAGCAACATTAGACCCAAGCGGTGGCGGCATCAACTTATCAGTTAACACAGTTTATGTTAAGTATAACGATGATGAAGGCGGCCCAGAGATTGCTACATTTAAAATTTACAAGCGTAGTGGTGTTGGTGCAACTGTTATTACTAGCTCTCCAATAACTGCTAGCACATTTACCGCAGGTACAAATACATTTACGGTACAAGAAAGTGTAATTGGCAGCGGCACACTAACATCAGCTGTGACTATTACATTCACAGCCGCTGCCTCTACAGCAGATTCGGATGCAGTTATTGCGGCATTTAATGCGGCGTTACCTGGCTCTAAATTGGTTGCTACAAAAAATGCCAATAACTCAATTAACATTTCTCACACAGCAGGCGGCGATTTTAGACTAGTTGACGGATCCAATACTCCGTTAGCTGACATATTCTCTACAACTACTACTGCTAATTTGTATCCTAATCCAGCAGGCACTGCAAACAACTATGTTGCAAGTTTGTGGTCAGCTGTTGCAAACGGCACAGCAATTGCAGCCGCTAGTGCAACTCCTCCAACAAACATTGCCGCTGATCAACAATTATGGTATAACAATGACATTGACGAAGTTGATATCATGGTTCACAACGGCACAACATGGGTTGGCTACAGAAACTATACACAAAACGCAGTAGGCGGCGATATAACAGATCCAGCTGGTCCTAAAGTTAGTGCAACACAGCCCACTGTACAAAGTGACGGAACCCCGTTGGCTAACGGTGATTTGTGGATTGACACTAGCGATTTAGAAAACTATCCATTAATCAAACGATACAATTATCTAACTAAGAAATGGGTTTTGTTAGACAACGCAGATCAAACAACTGAAAACGGTGTACTATTCCGTGATGCACGTTGGAATACAGATGGCTTAACTGCTACTAAAGCAGAAATTGGCGATTTGTTAACTAGCAATTTCTTAGACTTCGATGCTCCAGATCCTGCACTATATCCAAAAGGTATGTTGCTGTGGAACTTACGTAGAAGCGGATACAATGTATTGAAATTTGCTAGAGGTTATGTCGATACTACAGCACGTAATACACGTATGAGCAACGCATTAATGACTAACTACTATCCACATCGTTGGATCAGTGCTGCCGCTAACCAAGTTGACGGTGCAGGAAACTTTGGACGTAAAGCAGTTCGTGAAGTTGTGGTTGCCGCATTGAACTCAGAAATTAATGCTAATCAACAAATTCGTGACGAAGAAAGCCGTGTGTTTAACTTGATTGCTTGCCCAGGTTACCCTGAGACAATTACTTCATTAGTTGCATTAAACTACGATAGAGGCATCAGCGCATTTGTAATTGGTGATACTCCAGCTCGTTTACGCCCAGATGCAACAACTATCAGCAACTGGGGCAACAACACTGACAACGCTGTTAACAACGGCGACAGCGGATTGCTAACAACAGATGCATATTTAGGTATGTTCTATCCATGGGGTTACACTACAGACTTGTTAGGAAACAACGTTGTTGTTCCACCAAGCTACATGATGTTACGTACTATTGCACTGAGCGATAACGTTTCTTATCCATGGTTTGCTCCAGCAGGAACACGTCGTGGTGGTATTACTAACGTAAGTTCAGTAGGATATATTGATTCCTTAACTGGCGAATTTAATGCAACTGCATTGAATACTGGACAACGTGATACACTTGCAAGTATTCATGTGAACCCAATTACATTTATCACTGGAACTGGTTTAGTAAACTACGGACAGTACACACGTCAATTAAGTGCTAGTTCATTAGACAGAATTAACGTGGCACGTTTGGTAATTTATTTACGTAGACAGTTCAGCCAGTTGGCAAAGCCATATGTGTTTGAACCAAACGACACTATCACACGTAATGAAATTAAACAAGCCGCTGAAAGCCTATTGTTAGAATTAGTAGGACAACGTGCATTGTATGACTATCTAGTAGTTTGTGATACATCAAACAATACGCCAGCAAGAATTGATCGTAGCGAACTATACCTTGATGTCGCAATTGAACCAGTAAAAGCTGTGGAATTCATTTATATTCCATTACGTTTAAAGAATACTGGCGAGATTAAAGGTCTATAATAATTAGGAGAACACAATGTCAATTGCATCATTATCAAGATTTACAGTACCGCTAGCAAGTAACCAAAGCTCAAGTACTCAAGGCATGTTAATGCCTAAGTTAAAGTACAGATTTAGAGTTAGCTTTGAAAACTTTGGTGTATCAGGTGGAACTGTAGAATTAACAAAACAAGTAGCAGACTGCGGTCGTCCTAATGTGAAGTTTACAGATCAGACTATCGAAGTTTATAACAGTAAGATTCACTATGCTGGTAAGCCAACATGGCAACCACTAACAATTAAATTACGTGACGATGTTTCTAACAACGTGACCAAGTTAGTTGGCGAGCAAAATCAAAAGCAGTTTGACTTTTTTGAACAAAGCTCTGCGGCAAGTGCTGGCGACTACAAATTCCTTACACGTATTGAAATGTTAGATGGCGGTAACGGAACTAACACTCCTACAATTCTTGAAACTTGGGAATTGTATGGTTGCTACGTTGATAGCACAAACTATCAAACATTAAGCTATACTGGTGCTGCCGATGTTATGACTATTGATATTACTATCCAATATGATAACGCACAGCAAATTGGCCCAGGCGCTGGTATGGGTATCGAAGGGTTTGCACAGAAACGTGCAGGTACATCTACAACTGGTGGTGGCGTTCCTTACAGATAATAAACAAACTAAAAACCCGCTTGGCGGGTTTTTTAGTGACTAGTCATTAACTACGTAGTTAATATTTAAGATAAATATTATTATGGCCTTTACACCTAACAAATATTTAAAAACTCATAGTCCTACAAGTCATGTCTACTTACGAGATCAGCGTCATGCATCTCGCCTATTTGTAGATGATTCTTTTAGGCTTGCACCCAAGTTTAGTCATTTATTTCATGTGTCATTCAGTATTAATCCTGGCGCACTAAAAAGTATTGATTTGGTACAACGTCATAGGAACGAAATTAATATGCTGGTTAAAAGTATATCGTTACCTAAGTTTACTATGGCAGCAGAAACAGCTAATCAGTATAACAGAAAAAAAGTTATACAGATGCAACACAAGTATGAAAATGCAACAATTAAATTCCACGACGACAACATGGGATTAATTAACCAGCTGTGGCAAAACTATTACAGCTATTATTATGCAGACCCTACCAGTGCAAAAAATGGAACTGCATACAATAGAAATGCAACTAAGAATTTTGATTTTATTACTACGCCGTTTGGATTAGATAACGGTAGTAGTGTTCCGTTTTTTAATCACATAACAATCTATCAAATGGCCCGGCATGAATTTGTAAGTTATAAATTGCATAATCCATTAATTGCCACTTGGGATCATTCGGGATTAGAATACAATGGCCAAGCTAAATTACATGACAACACTATGACCATTGCGTTCGAAGCGGTATCGTATGGCGCCGGCACTGTTAGTCCAGAAACCGTTGAAGGTTTCGGATTTGAACATTATGACGTTACTCCTAGTCCATTAGAAGGTGTAGTTGATGCAAACAATCTAAGTCCAAGTTTCGTATCTCAACAAAATGTCACTAGAAATAGTGCAGAAACATTAAACAACATTGTTGAATCAGTTAACACGTATCAAAATACTCAGGAAAAATCACTTCAGGGTACTCCTGGATTATTATCTACAAATTCAACGCAGACTATTGGCGGTATACAAGGAATAACATTCCCAGTTAAAACGGCCGAAGCAAATGTGACAGAAGCAAAAAAAGTTAATTTAGGATAATACATGGCTAATAATTTACCTCAAGCACAGTCCAGCAAAGTTGATGCTAAACAATTTTTTGATAACTTCTTTGTACACGAAGTTACTTTTCCAGCCAACGAAATTGACGCAACGGTTGGATTCTTCATGAAACGTGGATTTGACACAGACAGTGCAAGAAGTACTGCAATTATTCTGCTTAATCAAGCTCGTGTTGACGATGTAAATGTATTTGTACTACTTGACAGCCTTAAGGGGCTAACTGATGTTCAGCTTGGACAAGTTGTTGCTCAAGTGTTAAACTCTTACAGAGAAAAAACAAGCATACTAGGATATCATATTTCTACAATAGCAGACACGTACGAAAGTAGAAATATTTTAGTATAATATGGCATCCAAATTTGCTCGTGGAAAATTTGTAATGAAACACCCAGAAAAGTATGTTGGAAATAAAGTTCCGACATACAGATCCAGCTGGGAATGGAGTTTCATGAACTTTTGCGACAACAACAAAAGCGTACAAAAATGGGCAAGTGAAGCTATTCAAATACCCTACAGAGACCCACTTACCGGCCGGCAGACCGTGTATGTGCCAGATTTTTTTATTCAGTACATGGATAAAAACAGTAAAATGATTGTTGAACTAATTGAAATCAAACCTTCCAGTCAGCAGATTATTGAGCGTGTGGGCAAGAACAAATACAATCAGGCACAGTTTATCAAGAACCAAGCCAAATGGAGTGCCGCCAATCTATGGTGTAAACAACAGGGAATTAAGTTCCGTATTCTTAATGAAAATGATCTGTTTCATACAGGCACTGCATAAGTAATAATATGAAGAAACTTGAAGAAATTTTAAACCTTCCTGAAAGCAAGAAGCTGGTCACGGAAGAAGAAAAGAAAAAAGCCAAAGCCGAGGTTGCACAACCGTTCCTTCGCGACATAAACGAATTTGACAAAATTTCGGCAGCATTGCCCGCAGTTAAGGGCTTAGGCGATGCCAGCGATGCTGAATTTGATGCGCTTGCGCAACGTGCTACAGATGCCTACGATGATTTAATGGATCTAGGTATGAACGTAGAAGCACGTTATAGCGGACGTATTTTTGAAGTTGCTGGTGGTATGCTTAAAAATGCTATTGACGCTAAAGCCGCTAAAATTGACAAAAAACTCAAGATGATTGAGTTACAGCTTAAGAAACAAAAGTTAGATAATGATTCAATACAAGAAGACAACAGTGTCAGTATACCCGGAGATGGCTTTATTGTAGCAGATCGCAATAGCTTATTGGAAAAACTGCGCAATATGAAATAAATACATTATCAGGAATATACAATGAAATCATTTACACAATACCTAGTAGAAAGCAAACGAGTCTACGAATTCAAAGTTAAAATTGCCGGAGATTGTCCAAAGGACTGCGCCGCAATTATTAAATCTGCTTTGGGTCAATTCCAAGTAGAATCTTGTAGAACAGGA